GCTAATGAAGATGAGTTTGAGGTTCAACAAGATGCAACAAAGGCACAAATTAAAAGAGCTTTTGTAAAGAGTCTTAAAACTAAGAAAATGAATAAGAAAATACTTGGCGAATTTATAGAGTTGGTGGTATAAATATTTTCATGGAAAAACCTTATGATGACTCCAACTGGAGAGAAGAGTATAAAGCATACACAAGTGACAAGAAGCAACTTGAGTTGCTAGAGAATGGACCTAAGAGTTTATCTCAGTCATGGATATTAGGTGCATTGTATAATAAGTGGAAGAAGATGAAGGGTTATAAAGAACCTGAACCACCTGATTGTCAGTCTTCATTTAAGGAATGGGAAGACAGTATAAAAAGTGTCCATAATGATTAGTATAATCTTATTTTTTCGATTATAATAATCCTATAAATAAGACACCTAACATTATGACCTTTCAGACAAAAATGACTGAAGACCAAGTATTTGATTCTTTGAAGAGTACTTATGGTACGGAATTTACTACTTCTGATATTCGTGGATTCTGTGCTATTAATGATATATCTTATCAAACAGTAACTAAAAAAATAAAACAATATAAAGTTGGTAAAGGAAAATGGAATCTTGAAGTTACTACTAAAGCAGTAGAAGATATTGAAAAATCATTTAATGCTCCTGCAGTTGAACCAGTCATTGAACAAGATTTGGTTCCAGAAAAAGATGACACATTCGTTAAATTTGGTAACTTTCCCGATGTTAAAAAAATTATACAAAGTAGGCTTTTTTATCCTACTTTTATCACTGGACTCTCTGGAAATGGTAAAACATTTTCTGTAGAACAAGCATGTGCTCAATTAGGTAGAGAACTTATTCGTGTCAATATTACTATTGAAACAGATGAAGATGATCTTATTGGCGGTTTCCGTCTTGTTAATGGTGCCACAGTATGGCATGACGGACCAGTTATTCAAGCTCTCAACAGAGGAGCTATCTTGCTCCTTGACGAAATCGACCTTGCCAGCAACAAAATCCTCTGCCTCCAAAGCATCCTTGAGGGTAAAGGAGTTTTCCTTAAGAAAATTGGAAAATTCGTCCAACCAGCAGCAGGATTCAACATCATCGCAACAGCAAATACTAAGGGTAAAGGTTCAGACGATGGAAGATTTATTGGAACTAATGTGCTTAACGAAGCCTTCCTTGAAAGATTCCCAGTAACATTTGAACAGGACTATCCAGCACCGTCTTCAGAAGAAAAAATTCTTAAAAATGTTTCTGATAGTTTGGGTATAAATGATGATGATTTTTCTAAAAGACTAGTAGATTGGGCTGACATTATTCGTAAAACATTTTATGATGGTGGTGTTGAAGATATTATTAGTACTCGTCGTCTAGTGCATATTCTTCGTGCTTATTCTATTTTTGGTAAAAAAGAAAAAGCAATATCAGTATGTGTAAATAGATTTGATGATGAGACCAAGCAATCTTTCTTAGAATTATATGATAAAGTAGATGCTGATTTTAATTTAACTATGGAGGAAAAATGATTTTTATCACTAACAGTTACTGGGTTCAACATGGAAACTATGCAGGATTACCTCCTCAAGGACAACTAGTTGCCATCATTGTTGGGTTACTTTTATTCCTAATGGGATATGGAATCTACCTTACATTTGGAGCAGGTAAAAAGGATTTAAGAGATGCTATTGATGAACATGCTAAAATGCATGAACTAGGAATAGCACATGGTCATGGTGGAAACAAAGATGCATATGAAATGTCTGGAAAACTACAACATAATCATGATGAGTTAGAGAAATGAATCTTTGGAAAAATTACAAAGATGTCTTACATGACACTATCGAACTCCATAATGGGGTTGATAGTGTTTGGGCAAATTGGGAAAGTAAGGAAACTTATCTTACTGCTAAGACTTACGTTAATCCTTATATAATTAAATCTAGAGAGGTAGAAATCTGGAATGAAAAATCTTGTATTTACAACAACATCATCTATCCTAAGACTGGAAGTAATCTTCCCTGTTTTGGTATGGATCTCATGGGATTTAATGAGAACAGGGTTATAATAGTATTTGATTTTCAACATCCTGTAGAAAATTTTGAATACTCTATACCTGGATTGCCTGTATATGAAGGTGATTATAGATTCTTTGAGATAGGCAATCATTTTTCTAAGAACATATACATTGCAAAATGTAGTATGGGAGAAGTAGATGAGCATTTAGATATGTTCAAAACCTACTTGACTAACTTTAAATTTATGTTAGAATTAGAAAGACCTACTGGTATTGATACTAGTGAATATAAAGACTTTGATGCTTATATGACTAAACTTGATCCTGTATCAGGATATTTAAAAGGTAAGTTTGGTGCTGATAAAGCAGAAAGTCTTGTGAATGATTTTTTATTTTGTTATGGTTAATGCTTGGAGTCTAGCTTACGATGTACTTAATGGAACTATGGACAAAGAATACCCAACTACTAAAGTAGAACTTAAAGATACTATCACTGAATATACAGAAACTGATTATATTAATGATGGTTTTACTACTGATGGATATCCATATCCACAAAATTTTATTGCAGATAATGATGATAATGCATCACATCATTTTACAAATATTTCTCTAAATATGGAGGAATTCCCTGAGGAGTTAAAAGAAATGTCAGATCTACGAAACAAGTATCATGAAAAGGAGATACTTAAAGATGTAGAAGAGTATGTATCACGTACTTACAATGGACACTATACTGGTACTAAGCATGAGTATCGTAATGTTCAAACTTTAGATTTGATGGCAGCAAGAGATCTTGCATCTGATTTCTGTCAGGCAAATATTCTAAAGTATGGTAGTCGCTATGGTAGTAAAGACGGAAAGAATAAGAAAGACTTGATGAAAGTCATACATTATGCTATGCTGTTATTACATTTTGATGAACACTACGGCAAACCAAAATTTACCAGTGGTAATATTGACCACACAATGCCTTAATTATTAGATTAATCACAAAGACCATGAAATTAAGTGACAAAACTTTATCTATTCTGAAGAATTTTGCTGGAATTAATAATTCTATTCTAGTAAAAAAAGGAGATAGACTTAAAACTATTTCTGTTGCTAAGAATATTCTTGCAGAAGCACAGATTGAAGAAGATTTTCCTCGTGAATTTACTATCTATGATTTGAATCAATTCCTCAATGTTAATACAACACTTTTCAATGCACCTGAGTTAGATTTTGCTAATGATGGATATGTTGTTATACGTGAAGGTGGATCTAAACAAACATATTTCTTTGCAGATCCTAATGTAATTGTTGTTCCTCCAGAGAAAGAAATTACTCTTCCAAGTGAGGATGTTTCTTTTGAATTGAGTACGGATCAATTAGATAAACTTTTAAAAGCAGCATCAATTAACCAATTACCAGATTTATCTGCTGTTGGTAAGGATGGTAAAGTTAAATTAGTTGTACGTGATAAAAAGAATAATTCATCTAATGATTATTCTATTGTAGTTGGTGAAACTAATTCTACATTCTCCTTTAATTTTAAAGTAGAAAATATTAAAATTCTTCCAGGAACATATGAGGTAGTTGTATCACAAAAATTATTATCAAGATTTACTATTAAAAATCATGATTTAACATATTATATTGCACTTGAACCTGATTCCACTTTCGAATAATGAAACTAACTCAAGAAGTCATTGACAAGATTCAATTGGCAATGCTGCACACCAAAATGAATGGTGATAGGAACTGGGTAGATGGTGATGAGATTGATGTGTGTCTTGGTGGTACATTTGCAGGTGATAAATTTATTAGTATAATAAACAGAACCCGTAGTAATACAACTAAACGATAAATTATGTGGTATATTATAGGTTGGACATTAGTTACAATGTGGGTACTATCTAAGTTTGGTGTTTTTAAAAAGAAATGAGTAACTTTATATGGGTTGAAAAATATAGACCCAAAACAATTGATGAATGTATTCTTCCTGACAATATAAAGAAAACCTTTAAAGATTTTCTAAATAAAGGAGAAATACCTAATATGTTACTTTCTGGTCCTCCAGGTATAGGAAAGACCACAGTAGCAAAGGCACTTTGCAGCGAACTGGGGGTCGATTTCTATGTCATCAATGGATCGGATGAAGGAAGATTCCTCGACACAGTACGAAATAACGCAAAAAACTTTGCATCTACTGTATCGTTGTCTTCGGAAGCGAAGCATAAGATCATCATCATTGACGAGGCAGATAACACAACATCGGATGTACAACTTTTACTTAGGGCTTCTATCGAAGAATTCTCAAATAATTGTAGATTTATTTTCACGTGCAATTATAAAAACAAGATAATTGAACCGTTACATTCTAGATGTGCAGTTATTGATTTTAATATTACTAAAAAAGATAAACCTGCAATTGCTGCTTCTTTTTTTAAAAAACTTAATCATATTTTAGATACAGAAAGAATTAAATCTGATAAGAAAGTACTTGCAGAATTAATTAATAAGCATTTTCCAGATTGGAGAAGAGTATTAAATGAATGTCAGAGATACTCTGTTAGTGGTATAATAGATAGTGGTATATTAGCTGCATTTTCTGACGTTGCTGTAGATGATCTCATTAAAAACCTTAAGACAAAAAACTTTGCTGAAGTACGTAAATGGTGTGTCCATAACTTGGATAATGATCCTACTGTATTATTCCGTAGGATTTATGATAGTCTTTATGAATCCTTGGTTCCGAATACTGTACCTGCTGCTGTTCTTGTTATTGCTAAGTATCAATATCAAATGGCATTCGTCGCTGATCAAGAAATAAATATGCTTGCATGTCTTACAGAAATTATGGTGGAGTGTGAATTCAAATGAGAGATTATTTATTAAAAATATTAAAACAGAATGCTTATCGTGGAGGTGATTTTACTCTTTCTTCTGGTAAGAAAAGTAAGCATTATGTTAATTGCAAACCTGTTACTTTAAGTGGAGAAGGTCTTGTTCTTGTAGGAACATTATTTCTTGATCATATCGAAGAAGATTCTCAAGCAGTAGCAGGACTTACGTTAGGAGCTGATCCTTTAGTTAGTGCTGTTGCTATGACATCATGGTTAGATAATACCAGAAGAACTAAACTTAATTCATTAATCATTCGTAAAGAACCTAAAGGATATGGTACAGAATCTCAAATAGAAGGACCATTACCAATTAAAGGATGTAAAATAACTGTATTGGAAGATGTAGTTACTACAGGGGGTTCTTCTATTAAAGCAGTTAAAGTATTACGTGAATTAGGATATGTAGTGAATCGTGTAGTAACTATTGTGGATAGACAAGAAGGTGGTGATCGTGCTATGATGGAAGAAGGTTTAGAACTTCATAGTTTATACACATTAGATGAATTATCGAATTAAAAAACTTTGTAAATTATGGAAAAAATTATGGAATTGGGGAATGACTAATGAGTGAAAACAAATACGTGTCACCACCACCAGCATGGGGAACATTGAGACAAAAACAAAGAAATCAAGTAAAGTCTAAGTTCTATTATATTTTTTGGGGTCTTGCTACTGTATCAGTATTTGCTGGTCAAATGTATGTTGGATCTGGATATCGTCAGATGTCAAGATCTTTTGATCGTATTATGGATTCTATAGTTCTTGAATTAGAACAGTCTTATGATAAACAGAGATTTTATTAATGAATGAGACCTGAGACAAGAGAAGCAATGGAGATGTTGTTCTGTGCAAAATGGAATGTTCC